CGCCAATAATAACATTCATTGCAAATATAATAGGTGCTATAATCTCAGTTATCGCAAGAATAATAAGTGCTGTTGCATTGATTTTTGGAAACATTAAAAATATTATTATGTCGATTTTTAATGGGATAGCAAGTTTTATAGGTACTGTAATAGGTGTAATCAAGACGGTTATAGCTGCAATAGTTACTCCGGTACGGATAGTATTTAATGCAATTAGATCTATAGTTGTGGGAGTGTTTAACGCAGTCAAAGGAGCCTGGACAGGTCTAAAAGGTTTTGTTGGTGGCGTATTTGATGGAGTTCTGGGAGCATTTAAAAAAGTAATAGACTTTTTCAAAGCTACTGTGAACGCAGTAATTAAAGGCATTAATATGGCTATCAAAGTTATAAACTATATTCCAGGTGTCGAAATATCTCCAATAAAGCAGCTTGCAAGAGGTACTGAAAATTGGCAAGGCGGTTTCGCTAGAATGAATGAAGGTGGCAGAGGCGAGCTTACTTATCTTCCAGGAGGTACAGTGGTGGTTCCTCATGATATATCTATGAAATATGCACGAGAATCAGCTAGAGCAAATGCGACTGGTACGAATGGCATTGATGTACAGGCTTTAGGTGACTACATAATATCTGCAATATCTAATCAAGGAAGAGATATAGCCGCAGGGCTTCAAAAAGGAATAGGCTCAATAAGAATGGTGGCTGATGGAAGAGAGACTGCAAGATTCATCGAGAATTTAGGCTTTAGCAGGGGGTAGAGTATGAACGCAATAGAATATGTGAATCATTTAGGAGAAAGAATCAACTTATGCTCTTCTCCGTATTTATTGCAAGATACAGATCTATTCAACTGGAAATTTAAGTACGATACTAGAGATGGTGTTATCAATAGAACGCATAATTACACAAAGCCCGCTACAGAGTTCACGCTAAAGATGATCATTGTTCCTTATTTCGCTAATGGAACATATAAAAGCAAAGTGGATCTCAAGCTAGAATCTTTAGAGAGACTATATGAAATAGTTCAGAAAGATATAATTGCAAATAAAAATGGCAGAATTGAAATAGACAATAAGGCTTATATGGAAGGTAAGATTGTAGGAATTGATAAATCAGAAATTCTCAGAAGCAATACATATTTATCGTTCGATTTGAAATTTTTGGCTGATAATCCGAACTGGATTTATCCGAAAGAGTACGATTTTGAAAAATCTGATGCAGCATCTTTGTCCGGATTGAATTACAAATATAATTACAACTATAATTATACGAAAGGCAAGATTGGGGAATCAACTATTCTTAGGCGGCATTTTGGAGAGTCTCAATTTAAGTTGACCGTATTTGGGCCTTGTATAAATCCTAGGATAACCATTAATGATAACTTATATGAAGTTTTCACGAACATAAGTGCTGGAGAATACATGATTATCAACAGCAAAAACTATACAATTAAAAAGCATAGTAGGAATGGATTTGAAGAAAATCTCTTTGCTCAAAAAGGCAAAGAAAAAAGTTGTTTTGCGAAAATTCCTGGGGGGAATTTGCAAGTGTTATGGAATGGGGAGTTCTCATTTCAGTTAGAGCTTTATGAGGAAAGGAGCGAATATGGTTATACTTCTTGATAAATATCTAAAGGAGATTGGAATTTTAGAGTTCAGGAAGGTTGATTTCGACGTAAACGGACGAAGAGATTTTCAAGCAAGATTAGATTTAAATGAACAGACTAATACTCTTGATTTTGGATGTTTTGTTGCAATAGAGAACACTGAATTTGGCGGTATCATAACAAAGAAAGAAGTTGACACATCAACAAAAGAGTTAATTTTATCAGGTATGACTTGGAGAGGATTATTAGATAAGCACATTCTGATGCCTGATGGCGCACAAAATTTAAAGGTTTCAGGGAGATTAGACAAGGGCATAACTGCCCTAATCAATAAAACTGATTTGTCGAATTATTTCATAGCCGCAATTAACTATCAAGAAGTTAATATTACTCTTGATAGACATGTAAGCTTAATGAAATCTCTTGAAAAAATCGCAAAGGAAACTAATAAAAAAGTTGTAATATCTTACAGAAAAGAAAAAGCGACTGAGAAAGGTTATGTTCAGATTGATGTACAAGACATAAATGACTTTTCAAGTCTTTTTGAGCTATCTCAGGATAATAAGCTTGAATTTAGAATTACTCAAAATAGAGGTGGTGTGAATCACTTGATTTGCTTAGGAAAAGGAGAATTGGCAGATAGAGATATTGTGCATCTGTATGTAGATGATGATGGATCTATTAGTCAACACTCTAAAACATACTATGGAATAGATGAAATAGCAGAAGTTTATGACAACAACGGTGAAGAACATGAGGCTTTAATTGAAAGGGGTATTGAAAAATTGAAAGAGTTGCAAAGCAAAGACTCTTTTGAAATGAATATTGCTGAATTGCAATCAGATGTAAATCTAAACATTGGAGATATCATAGGTGGAAGGGATTATAACACAAATATTTCAATTAAAAAGCCTCTTGTGAACAAAATTTACACAGAAGAAAATGGCGTGAAACGAATTGACTACAAAGTAGAAGGAGAAAGCTAATGGAACTTATAACAGGCGTAGGCAGCGAAGCTCATATAACACCACTTCATGATGCAATGTGGCATACTGGTATTTGGAGCAAAGATTGTATCATTAAAGCTTATAATGACATGAAAGCTGAAATAGTATCTAACAACGAAATAAGGATTAAAGACGGTATATGCTGTATTCAAGGAAGATTTAGCTGCATCAAAAAAGGCAGTTATGATAACGTTAATATTGATAACGGCATACAGAATAGCAAGAGAATAGATCTTATAGTGTTGCGATATGAAAGAAATGCAAATACCGGTGTTGAAAAGACATTTTGGAAAGTTATCAAAGGCAGAAGTGCAGATGAAATTCCTTTAAAACCATCATACACAGAAGCCCAAATTGACGACGGGGCAACTGTTTCAGAAACTCCATTTTATGAGGTCTATATCGATGGCATACAGATTAAGCAGATAGTTAGAGCATTACCATTAATAGCATCTTCGGGGCATTATCCAATTGAAGTCTATTCCGGAAATGCACAGATGAATGAAACGGAGACTAAGACTTTTGACGAAGAGCTTTTAAAAAATGCTCCAACAGGTTTAATGCTAGTGTTTTCGCCGTATGATTCGGGTCCGTTAAATCGAAATTTTCAATCATTTACGGTAAACAAGCTATTGATAAATGAACATTCAGGAAGTGGTCATGAATTTTGGTTGAATGACGGCGATGGTTGGGTTGAGAGATACTTGAACATTTCAAAGGGGAATATTAAAGGTCATTCTACTAATCGAAAAGGCAAATGGGTTTTAAGGAAAATTTATATAGTTTAAGACTGCTAAAGCGGTCTTTTTTTATTGGGAAAAGGAGAAAAATATGAAAAATACAAACTTTAGAAAATGGATAAAAGCAGCAGCAGTTAGGGCAACAAACTAGGAGGTTATATGCAATCAGAAGCGATAGAGCTATTACAAGGCATTTCGATCTGGAAGATACTGGTCATAGTGACCGCAATCTTGCTTGTCGTCAAGACGTTAAAGCCTTTATTTACCTTTGCAAATGGAACACGAAAGCAATATGAAATGCTTCAAAAACAATGCGATGAGATGAAAAAAATCTCAAAACAGATGGAGCATAATAATAACGGAACATTGTCTATATTGCGTTATCGAATACGGAGAGAATGTCAAAAGGCACTTTTTCAAAATTATATAACTATCGAGGTCTTAGAAGACTTAACAAAAATGTATAAGGCGTATAAAGACCTTGGAGGCAACGGCTCAATAGAGCGAATGTATAAGACTGCAATCAAGTTGCAGATACGAAAGGAGATTTATAAATGATAAACTGGAAACTAAGACTTAAGAACAAGACAACCTTGATAGCACTGTTAACAGCGGTGGTAGCATTCATCTATCAGACATTAGGACTATTTAAAATAGTACCGTCTATCTCGGCAGATGAGATTTTAAAGGTGGCAGGTCTAGCCATCAATGTCCTTGTACTGCTTGGAATAGTGGTAGATCCTACAACAAAAGGAATCGCCGATAGCGAGCAGGCTAAAGGCTACGACAAGCCGAAGGAGGATGAATAGTGGCAATATACAACGTACACGCGGGTCATAACTGGCATGTAACAGGCGCTAATGGCTACTTGAACGAAACGAAAGAAGACAGAATCGTTAAAGATGAAGTTATAAGATTGCTTAGACAAGAAGGGCATATAGTATACGACTGTACCGATGAGGACGGCAGGACGCAGGCTGACAATCTTCGGAACATAGTCAAGAAGTGCAACGCACACAGCGTAGATCTCGATGTGTCTATTCATTTGAATAGTGGCGGGGGAACTGGAGTAGAAGTTTGGAATTACGATAGAAGGACTAAGGACGTATCAGATAGAATCTGTTCGGCTATATCAGAAAAATTAGGTATTAGAAATCGTGGCAGCAAGTTTACTCAAGATCTATATGTGCTTAACAATACTAATTCAAAAGCGGTGCTGATAGAGTGCTGTTTTGTAGATTCTGAAACAGATTATGATGCCTGGAGCGGTTCTCAGTGTGCTAAGGCTATTGTTGAAGGCATATTGGGTGAGAGCATTTCAGATGATGACAACGGTGTTGATAATAGTTCTAATAGCATTGATGTAAAGTATAGAGCTTATTCTAAAACTAGGCGATTTTCGCTAGCTAAATGGCAAGACGAAGTCGTTAATATTGGAAACGGAACAGATGGCTATGCAGGAGTTATTGGACTGCCTTTGCTTGGATTACAGGCTAATACAGTAGGTGATTCTAATGAAGTAGGCAAGCTAATGTATCGATTAAGACCGCTTGGCAGCAAGGATTATTGGTCTTGGCAGACTGATAGAGAAGTTGACAAGTATGGCGAAACCTGGGCGGGCAATCTTAAGAATAGATATGACGGAATCCAAATGCACCTAGCAGGTGGTGGCGATCATCAAGTTAGGTACAGAGTCTACTGCAAGGGCAAAGGCTGGCTTAGCTGGATAACAGATTATGGCGACGGAGCAGACGGCTATGCAGGATGGAGAGGCTATGAAATCCAGGCAGTGCAAATCGAAATCGTATAGTGTTGATTAAAATTGGGGCGGCAAGCCCCTTATTTTTTTATTTGCACAATTATTGCACTTAATATCTTAAAAATGTTGATATAAATCAATTCTTTAACTTTACAAGAGAAGGCTACTATTGATCTTTTCGTGAATGGAAGACTTAGGGAAAAAGATATATTGAGACATATTCCAACGTCTCGAATTGTTGAAAACTATGTGTACGGCCAGGTTCATTTTGATGATTTAGATTTAGGTGATACAAAAGATATATTTACAAGTAGTCGAGAAGGAATAATTTCTGATGATTTATGTTATAGACAATTTCTTGATGAGATTGAGAGATTGTTTAAGAAGATAATGGATGATTGGGATGAATTAAGACGTAAAGAGGGGGATGATGGTGATCCTGATAATATGAAAATTACACCTAAGGCAAGAAAGGCTCAGGAGTTATTTAACACAACATTTAAGGAAATGAATGAAGCTCATAAAAAAAATGAGAATCATAAAAAGAAAAAAAGTAATAATGTAGGCGCTTGGATAAAACAATTATCTCAGGAGGCAGAATATAACATTCCATCATATGTAGAATGCTTTATTGCAGAAAATCTTTTGAGAGAGTACATAAAGTATAATAAAATGGAACTTTCAAGTGAGGCCGTTGAAGAAGCAACAAAATGGAAAGATAAAGAGATGACCAATAAAGGTATAGCAAATATTA